ATCGAAGCTTATAAAAAAAAAAAAAAAAAACTCAAAAAACTGAAAATTAAGTCTCCTATCGCCGTAGCCCTGTGGGAGTATAGGTTTTAGCTTTTTTGTAACTTGCACGCAACTTGCACTATTTGATTTAACTTGCACTATTTGGGTAATTTTGCCTATATTTTATAAAAATAACGCTATGATAAGTATCTATAAAAGTATTCAACAGCCATTTGATAAGAACTACATAACCGTAGAACAGGCTATTGAGAGAATTAAAAACAGTCGCTACGCTGAAAAAATTGAAGCCATGCGTAAGATGCCTAAAGCACTTTACGATAAAGAAAAACAAACACTACCTGTATACAGATGGTCAGGACTATTTGACTACGGTAATGATAAGGGTATCTTAGAGCATTCGGGTTTAATATGCCTGGACTTTGACGGCTACAAAGATGATAAAGAGCTGAAAGCTGCAAGGCTTAGTTTAATGTTAAAGCCATTTGTTTATATTATGTTTACCTCACCTTCAGGTAAAGGGTTAAAAGTAGTAGTTAAAATACCCGCTGAAGTTGACAGCCATCGTGGACATTTTTTGTCCTTAGAAAAAGAGCTTAGCAACAAGCACTGGGACAATACAAGCATAAATATTAGTAGGGCCTGCTTCGACTCATACGACCCTAACATCTATGTAAATGAAACTGCTGAAACTTATACAGCTATATTAGAAGAGATTGAAGAGATTGACTATTCTTACCTTGCTACTATTCCTATGAAGAGTACAAATAAGATTATTAATAACCTTCAGAAATGGTTTGACTCGAAGTATGATTTAATGGAAGGGAGCCGTAACAAGTCACTGTTTGCCTTTGCTTCTGCATTTAATCGGTACGGTATTAACCAGGTAGAATGTGAGCAACATATCTTAGGCAGATATTCAGCAACTTTAGATCGTGATGAGCTTCTAAATTGTATTAAGTCGGGCTATAGAGATAAGGGAGATTTTGGTACTGCTCAATTTGAAGATAAGGAGATTGTTGAGTATGTTAAAAAAGAGATTAAGTCAGGACAAACTAAGAAGGCAACTAAGGCAAAGCTAAAGGATTATTCTACAGATGAGGTGGAGATGATTATAGATAAAGCTGAAAGCGAACTGAAGAACTTTTGGCGTAAAGATGATAAAGGCAGGGTATCGGTTAGTCCATCTTTATACAGGGACTTCTTAGCTGACAATGGCTTTTTTAAGTATTACAACAGTGAGCTTAGCTATTTGTTCATTAAGATTGAGAATAACTTTGTAAGAGAGATAAATGAAGATAGGATAAAGGACTTTATACTCCATTACATAGACGGCCAAAATGATGCTGTTGTATTTGATTACATAAGCTCTACTACTAGACTCTTTAAAAAGGACTTCCTAAACTATATTAAAGATAAAGAAGTTGAATTTATTAGAGATACTAAAGATAAAGGATATTTATTTTATCAAAATTGCCTTGTAGAGATAACAGCTGAAGGGGTAGAACAAAAACAATATGTAGATTTTACTCAGCATGTTTGGGAGAAACAAGTAATAAAAAGAAACTTTAACTTGTCAAGCTCTGATTGTGACTTTAAAACATTCATAAAGAATATTTCTAAAACTGAGGACCGTTACAATTCGTTTCAATCGGTTATTGGTTATATGCTACACACTTACAAAACGCCTTATTTTAGTCCTGCAATTATTCTAAATGATGAGGATATAAGTGACAACCCTCAAGGTGGTACAGGTAAGGGTTTGATAGTGGAAGCTCTTAGCCAATTTAAGAACAGCTGCACGATCAATGGTAAGAACTTTGACCCTTCAAAAGACTTTGCTTTTCAGCGGGTTAGTATTGATACTCAAGTATTAGTATTTGATGATGTCCAGGAGAACTTTGACTTTGAGAAGCTATTTTCTATTGTTACAGATGGTATGCCAATTAATAAGAAAAACAAAGATGAGTTTTTTATTGATAAGGACCGTACGCCCAAGATTATAATACCAACAAATTACATATTGAAAGGTGAAGGTAACAGCCATGAGCGTAGAAGGTTTGAAATAGAGCTCAATAATCACTATAATAAGAAGTTTACACCATGGCACGAATTCAAGCGTAATTTCTTCTATGATTGGGATGCTGAAGAGTGGGCCAAGTTTGATAACTTTATGATTGAATGTATACAGTACTTCTTAATCAATGGCTTAGTATCTTACAATTCAGTTAACTTAGATGAGAAGAGATTAGTAAGTGAACTCGGACACGATTTTTACACCTGGATAACTGAGCACATTAAATTTAATGAGCGTATACACTTTAAAGATATCTATGAGAATTTTACTAATGATTATACTCACCACCGTAAATGGTCTCAAAAGTATACAACTGTAAGGCTTAATAAATATGCTAACTACCTTGTGAAGCTTGGGACTTGTCAATCTATTGTAAGAGGTAAGACTAATCAATCAAAGGAATATATTGAACTAATTAAAGTAACGGCACCCCTTGCAGCTTCAGTTGACATTTGGGACCAAATAGAAGCTAAAGTACTATGAACAAAGAAAGTAAAGAAAGGTTAAAGACAGCAGAGCTTGCTTACCTGATAACTAAATACCCCTCGGTGCCTATTCCTATGATACCATTAACGAAGTACGAAGATAAGACAGCTAATGGATTGACTAAGTGTATTGTTGAATTCTTAAACTATTCTAAATGTCAAGCTGAAAGGATAAGTACTACTGGACTATTCCGTAATGGCAAATGGACCAAAGGAAGCGGAACCAAAGGAAGTGCTGACATCTCAGCTACTATTCAAGGCCGCTCAGTAAAGATTGAGGTGAAGATTGGTAAGGATAGACAAAGTGAGGACCAAAAGAAATACCAACGATCTATAGAAGATTGTGGGGGTGTCTATATAATTGCAAAGAATTTTGATGATTTTGTCGTATGGTACGATAATTTTTGTATATTTGTTAATAAATAATTAAAACAAACGCTATGAGTACAAAGAAAGTGGCTGATGCCATTGAAGAAGTAGACATGTCTGCTATGCCGTTTTATGTGAGACTACATAAAGCAAAACAATTAATCGGTAAGGTGCATAAGAATGCAATCAACCCCCATTTTAAAAAGAATTACGCTGACATTAATAGTATCTTAGATACTGTTGAGCCTATCTTACTACAGCACGATTTATTATTACTGCAACCCATTAAGGATAATGTAGTAGTTAGTCAGATAATTGACATTCACTCTGGTGATTTAGTTGAAAGTTATATGACTTTACCTTCCATTACTGACCCTCAAAAGGTTCTAAGTGCTGTGACTTATTTTAGAAGAGGTACGCTACAATCATTACTATCTCTTCAGGCAGTTGATGATGATGGAAGCACAGCCGCAATCTCTAAGCCTTCTATTGATAACAAGAGATTTGAAGAAGCAGTACAAGCTATTAATGATAACAAGTATACTGTTGCTAAACTAAAGGCTAGTTTTGAATTAACTGATTTACAAACTAAAGCATTACTATTGTTATGAAAATTAGATGCAGCTCAATAGGCAAAATAATGACTTCTTCTAAGACTAAAGGGGAAGCATTAAGCCAAACTACTAAGACGTACATTCAAAGTTTAGTATTAAAAGAAAAGTACGGTATTCGTAAAGAATTTAGCTCTAAATATACTGACAAGGGTAACCAGTGCGAAGATGGTTGTTTAGGTTTGGTAATGGATGTATTACAAACTGAATTTTTATATAAGAACGAAGAGAACTTTACTAATGATTGGTTAACAGGTACTCCCGATGTGGTAACCGATAAGTATTTAATTGATGTAAAGAATTCGTGGAGTGCTTCAACTTTCCCTTGGTTTGAAACTGAATGCCCTAACAAAGAGTACTTTTACCAATTACAAGGTTATATGTTTTTAACCAATAAAGAAGAGGCTATGCTTTGTTACTGCTTGTCTAATACACCGATTGATATTGTTCAAGATGAGATTAGAAGAGAGCACTATAGACTTAAGCTAATGGAAGATGATATTGATATCATTGACCAGGTACAAAAACAGCATAACTTTGATCATATACCTGATAACAAAAGAGTAAAGGTTTATACTATCAAAAGAGATAATGAGGTGATAGAACAAATCAAATCAGTTGCCTGTAAATCTCCAGTGTGAGGTGTTAGGTTAGGTCTCCAA